CGGGCATCGCCGATCCGCCGCCTTCGGCCAGCTTCTTCGGCTTGCCGACCTGATCGGAGTACCACTGCATCCTCGCCCGGAACTGCGGATCGGACCAGATGTCATCGACCACGCTCGTGATCCCAAGGTCCTCGGCGACGTTCATCAGATACCGCGACACGTTGAACTCAAGGCCCGCCTGCGTGGCGATCTGGAACGACGCGAACGCCTGCGGCATAACCTGCTGGGCGAAGTACGACCCCAGCCGCTCGCGCGTGGCCGGGTCCAGCACGGACATCGACCGCTCCACGATCTCGAACCCGAGCGTGTCGAACTCGCCCGTCTTGTCGGCCGGGGTGAGGTACATCTGCTGCTCCTCGCCGGTCGGCTGCCGCTTGATAAGCGGGATGCCGGGCTGGCTGGGGACGAACATCAGGTCGTCGTTGTGCAGATACCAAGCGTGCTTCATCGAGATATCGGACGCGACCTCGTACAGCATGTCCCGCATGTCGCCAATGCTGACCGAGGCGTTCTGCTGCAATATCTGCTGGCCAGTGGCCTTGTCGCTGTTGAGCCCGACGCCCGCCATCAGATCGGTGCCGCCCGACAGAAGGTTGAACCACCCGTACAAGCCCTGCGTCATCTGCACGGTACCGGGATCGGCCCCCTCAAACGACTGGATATTGATGCCCTGCGGGTCCTCGCTCGCCACCCACTCGCCGTCGAGGGCATCGTGGACGGCCTCGGCCACGTCGGCGTTCGCCGGGTTGTAGATACCGATGTTCTTCTGCCGATCGGCCTGATCCATCGCCTTCTTGAACAGGCGGTTCGCCATGTCCGCGAGGTCTCGCCATACACCCACCGGTGCGACGGGGAACGGATTGTCGGGCACCGGTTGGGTGATGGCTCCGAACGTATAAGGTCCGGTTGGGGGGCCGTAGTATTCTCGAACGGAGAGGAAGTCCTGCGCTACCGCATCAGCCGGGTCGGGGATGCACACGATCGCCTCGGCGTCGGGAACCCAGATTTCCACAATGTTAACGAAGTCCTGCCACGCGGTGAAGTCCGAACTCGGGCCGTCCTCGCGAGTCAGCATCTCGGCCCGCTCGTCGTCGCTCTTGTTGCTACCTGCGCGGGGGAGTCGTTTCACGAGGTCCTTGTCGAAGCCATCGGCTTCGAGCAGCTTGGCTCTCTCGATGTAGACCCTGTGGCCCACAAATGCGGCACGGTCGAACGATCGGCAGATCGGGTCCACCGTGAGGTCGTCGAGGCTGACGAGCTTGGTGTAAAGCTGCATCGGATCGACATGGATGTCATCGGTCACGGGGACGTATTCGCCCGTGGCGTCGAGGCCGCTCTTGAAGATCGCCAGCCCACCTAGCGACATATCGACGATACCCGATCGGAGCGTCTTGTGCAGCTTGAGCTTCTTGTGAAGCTGCTGTAGGGCGAGGCCCATCTTCTCAGCGTAGTCTCGCTGGACGAGGAGATCGGTCAGCACACGGGTCATCCCGGCCCGCTGCACCAAGTTAGGCACCAAGGCACGGATCGCCATGAACACGAGGTTCAGGGGCTTCTCGCCGGTGATCCCGTACTTCTCGGTCATGTAGGTCCCGCAGTATTCCTTGACCGCGTAGGCGCGGGCCTTGCGGAACCGATCGAGGCGTTGGAAGCCCTCTTTGGCGCTCTCGCTGAGTTTCTGTGCTGTCAGTGATCTTGGCATACTCTACGATCCAATAGGTGGGGATACTGGCCTGCATAACCAGCCCCGAGGTCGTCATCAGTTGTCCATGCCCACACGTAGTGATCCATTTCTCCGGTTTTAGGATGACACACCACTGCTACGTCCCGGCGCGTGCCACCCGGTGATACAGCCCGTACGAAGTACACTCGGTCGTCTGGGTACACTTCCGGCGGGTTATCAGGCTGCTCTATCGCTACGGACAATACCCGATCGTAGGCCGCCTTTTCCTCCAACCACGCTAAAACTTCTTCTCGTGTGTACGGCATCATCATTCCCCTTATGCAAAACTAAAGTCCTGTTGCCAGCCCTTTTTCTTCCGCTTGCTCGACTTCCACCGGTTGAATCTATGCTCCCAGGTCCCATCGGGGGCGTCCGTATAGGCCGTCCGTGGCCGGAGCTTGCTCTTGTTCAGAAGCGTCAAAGCGTCGGCTATACATCGGTCCCCGTGACCAAGATAGTCGGCCTTGCTCTTGTCACTGAGTTCGGCAGGCCCGACGCCACCACCCGAATACGTGATGTAGGTCTTCGCCTGATCTATGCTCTGCTGGTCGCGGTTGATAAGCCGGTTCTCACGGATCGCCGCCTCATAGTTTCGCAGGAGGAGGCTCTTTCTCTCACGGCTACTGTGCCACCCAAACTTGTTGGTCTTCTTGGTCGTGACCTGCCCGATCGTCTCGTCGCGGTAGTAGTACGGATACCGCATCGTGCCTACGAAGACGTTTCCGAAATCCCAGCCGGGTCCATTGGCCTCCCATGCGACGAACGGTAACTTTCGCGGGGCGGCACCGCCGACCCATAGGGCCAAGGCAGCAACCGTCCTCGCCATCTCGTATGGCGGCGTGGTCTTGCTGGCCCATTTAGCGACAATTTCGCCAGTCTGATCGCATCGGATAGACACGACGGATTCTGTAGAGCCTTCACCGCCCTGCCCTTTCGATAGGTCGATCCCCATCGTATACGTCTTGCTCTGGTCCAGCCGCCCCTTAATCAGCGGGACCCACACCATTAGTTCGCCGTCGCGGTGCCGCACCAGCTTGACGCAGCCGGTATCTTTGCGGCGGATCAGCGGAGCCACACCGGCGTTCGATATCTTGTCGCGAAGCTCGATGTGTAGCATCTGACTCGGCTTGCGGGCGTAGAGAGCGGCGTGCTTGTCGAACTCGGCGTTGTCAAAGAACGTGTCGCCGACTGCGCCCTCGATACCGTAGATTTCCGCCGCGACTTCCTTCCACCCGTTCCGCTCGATCTCGTGTTCGATGAAGGGCGAGGTGATACGGTATTCCTTCGTGATCTCGTCCTGAATCACCACACGCCCGGCACCCTTGCGAGGGTGGTCCCACGCCATCAGATTGAACACCTCGATCGTACCCGACTCCCGCCACCGCGAGTAACAAGTACCCGGCAGGTCCACGGTCGAGTTGACAAATCGGCACGGTGTCACAGCAGCAGTCGCTCGCTTGATGCTATCGCCGTTGTCAACCTTGGCGAACTCGTCGAGCAGCAGGGCCGCACATCGGTCGCCCGATAGGGCGGATCGGTTCGTCGATTCTCCGGCGATCGTCGAGTTGTTCAGGGCATTGTGAATCCGCATACTCGTACGATTCTCACGCCCGCGAACCAACACGCCGGGGGGCCGCATCCACTCGGGCAGGTACATATTGATGAGATCGTGCTTGTAGAACAGGGACTTCGAGATCGGCGAGTCCACCATCTCCTCAACACGAGACATCTCGCGAAGCTGCGTCCGAGGCCGAAACAACCACCAGAAGTGGAACAGCATCGTATGGAGCCACGATGCTCCCATATCGCGAGACTTATGGGTGAGCCCGTCCTTACCGCTCTCAAACAGGGCCAGCGCCCACTCGACCCATTCGTCCTGTCGCTCGAACAGGATAAACGGGTGGAGTGCTACTTTCGCCGGTACGTTGCCGTGCGTTTCGGGGCTGATCTCCTGCTCCCATAGCGTATAGACGAACGTATTGATCCAATAGTGCGTGCTGAGCTTACAGGCCGCGAGCAGGTCGCGCTGCAACACGGGGTCCTTTGCCGCCCGGTGCAGCAGCTTCTCGCGGTAGGCCATGTTGGCGTCTTCCCGCATGGGGACCTTGAGCCCTGTCTTGGGGCAGGTCCACCACTCGCGGTTGGTGGGGAAAGGCTCGGGTAGTGTCGGCTTAATCGTCGTCATCTACCGCGTCCTCGGCCATAGCGTTCAATCGCTCAGTGTTCATCCGGCTCACCTTATCCGGCACGCTCTCACGTCCGGTATCGTCGTCCACCTGCTTAGGCGTTCCGGGTTTACCATCCGAGCGGTCGAGTACGATACGCACGTAATCAAGTTCGGGCTCGTGCTGCGTTCCATCATCATCAACGTGCGGCAGGGCCTTCCGCCAGATAAACCTAGCCATCGACTCAGCCTTGCTGATGATCCTCGGCGGACCGGGAGTCGTTAATGAATCATCTAATACTACTTCGGTGATCTCTTGCCCGATCGCGCGAATAAGCTCACTAAGCGCTCGGCCAGCGCGCTGTTTTTCTCCCGCCTCTCTCAGGTTATCGCTATATGGATGCGGCTCTCTGTTAGACTTCTTATGCGCCATCTATATACTCCAATGATGCGTGGAGTTTGTTTCGGTTCGCTTCAAGTTGCCCTAGCCAGAAATTGCAGTTCTGACATAATAGCCCCCGCACTCGTCCATTGATATGGCTATGGTCTGTCTTCATATCGGAGTATGGAACAAAATCCTGGCACAATTTGCACCGACCCTGCTGATCCACATACATCTGCTTTCGATCTGCGATGGAGATGCCGTACTTACGACGAAAGTTTCTCGCCCGATCCCGCTTCCGTACTTCATCTATATGGCGATCTCGATAGGCTTTGCTGCTACGCCTATCATGTTCTGGGTTTTTATGCCGCCGCTCTTTTTTGTCCTCCGTACAACAACTTTTACACATGCCTTGGAGGCCAAAGGTCTTATTGGCAGAATGCTTGCTGAACTGATCGAGTGTTTTTATCTGTTTACACCGATAGCATTTCCGAAGCCCTACCGAATACAAGGCTAGAGCGCTTTTTGAGGCTGGCATTATCCCCGTCTCCTCTTCACCTCGCACTCAAGGTCATCAGCGTGCCGCCGTACTTGGGCGGTGCGCCGCCGATCGGTCGTGAAACAAATCTCCGGTTTGCCATTGCGGACTCGGACCCGGACACGATGCACGAGGCCGCACGAGCAACAGGACAGGAACCAGTCCTTGTCGAGCGGTTCCCACTCGCCGTCAAATATCTGCTGGTAGGAGGACTTAGCCACGCACCACCTTCCCGCTTCTGTGGATCAAACCTTCGCGATGCAGCGCCTTGTAGCGTTCCTCAAAGGTCTTGAAATCGATCTTGCCGAGGGCGAGAGCCCAACGTAGATCACGCTCGTGCCGCGAGGTGCTGTATGGGCGGTAGGTGTCGCCCTTGCCCATGCTACTCGACCTCCTTGGGCCACACCACGGCCACGTCTTCGCACCGCAGCACCACGGCGGGCTTGTCGTCGATCAGTAGGTCGCAAGTCTTCGTCTGCATCATACGCATCTGCGTCATCAACGGGATCAGCACCGTATCGCCCACCTCGATATCCTGCACCAGCGGTCCCACGGCCACGACTTCGGCCACGGGCGCGTCCCCGAGATCAGCCCCGTCTGGGAGGAGAATGCCTTTCTTTTCTTTGGGCTTGTCGCCCGGCATCGCTACGATGAAGTCGTGTCTACATCGGAAGTCTGTCATTCTAGTTCCCCTTTCTGCTGCTGTTAGTAATGGCTCGCGTGACCGTAGTACGCCGGGTACAGATCGGCCTTGGGCGCGTCCTCAACGACGTTGAATCGGCACAACTCGAACCAGCGACGGACGGTATCGATCGTCCCGGCGAATCGGGCGACCGGCACGGCCCAGTTCAGCGTGGCGTCTACCCCGGCCACCAGCACACCGACAACCTCGCCCTGCATGTTAAACACCGGCCCGCCACTGTTGCCCGGATACGCCGGGCTCGTGGTTTGCAGCATAACGTGCCACGTATAGCGATCGGCCTCGCTGGGGGCCTGCCCTGCTAGGTCGCGGCCGTCGGCACTCAGAACGCCGAAGCTGAACGTGTTGAAGTTCTCCTTGCCCAACGGGCTCCCGCCGATAATCAGCCCGTCCCCCACACGCGGCTCGGCTGCCGCCAGCGTGGCGTAGGGGAGGTTCGGCTCCTGGCCCCGTAGGTCCAACTGCATGAATGAAATATCGTTTTCTTTATCTTCGACAACGTACTTCACCGGGAACTCCCGGCCGTCGTCCAGCGTTACCGTGTACTCGCCGGGCTCTCCGTCCGATACATGCTTGGCGCTGAATACGATGCCGTCGGCTGAGATCAGTGCCCCCGAGCCCTGGCACACGCCGTGCTTGGCGATATGAACGACCGCCGGGCGGACCTGGGCCACCTGATCGGCGATGGAGAAGGTCTGCGTGGTCGGAGTCGGGGCGGCGGGCGCATCCCGCTTACCGACCCCAGCCTGCCGGAAGACATCGATAAGGCACATAAAGACCAACGATATCACCACACATACTACCACCGCTCCGGCTACGTTAACAGCTTCGGCCTTCACACGGGTCCAGTTCATGTCATTCCCCTTCGTTGGCTAAATGTTCGTGATATTACGAAAAATCTCCGTGAGGTAGATTGTTCCGCCGTTTGTATCGGACGCATAGTGCAGGGTGTTTTTTCCGACGGGCATGTTGATAACGATCGCTGTGTTCTTGGGGCATAGCCATGCCACGTTTGCAGCGGTTGTAACGGCCGCAACGCCGAAGATGAAGTTCCCGGTGTCGGTTGCCATGACGAGATAGGACTTGCCTCCTACGACGGTGAGCTCGTGATCGTCCCCAGTAGCGGCATCTGTGGCCGTCTGGCCGGTTCCTGTGACCGGATCGGCACTCACGGCCCCTGGAACGGCTGTTTTACCCCCATTTGAAACGAGACGTGCGGTTTGTGCCATCGTTTTTGGCTCCTTATTGACGGATTCCGGGCATAGAAAACAACATCTCCTCACTATACCCTAACTTTGGTTGGATTTGAGGCACTAAATTGGAAGATAGTGGTGAAAATTTCTCGGATTCCCCAAAAAAATTACTTTGTCGCACCGGGCTCCCCTCGGGGACCCTCTGGCCGATGGCACAATCACAAGGGTCCCACCCCCCACCCCCCACCCCCCACCCGCGCACGCACGCACGCACGCACGCACGCACACGCACGCACGCCCTCCTATCCAAAACAAAATCGAAAAAACTATTTGCATCCTGCCCAAACAAAACGTATACTATCATCATGGCAACCAACCTATACAACCAATGGCGTGCATCGGACTGGCGCATCATCGCCATGCTCACGGTGCTAGTGACAATCGCACTTATGTAGAGGAGACAGAACGATGCTATGTGAATCCTGTTACGCACTACGAATCAACGGACTACTCTGTCACGAACACGGATGTCCGGACGCCCACAAAACCGAAACCCGCGAATGCAAATGGTGCGGCAACGCGTTCGCACCTGAGGATCGGGGTCAACGATTCTGTGACGACGACTGCACCCAATCGTATTGGGGCTAACCTATCAGCGAGAATGAGGAGAAGAGACAATGAACTACTATGGCGAATACAATCGGTACGGCTACACCATCTACGACGAAACCGGGGATGAGGTCTACCGTGCTGGCAATCTTGCCTTCGATTCGGTCGCAACCGTATATCCCCTCGGCGACCACGCCCTCGATATCAACACCATTGGCAAATACTGTGCCCAGACCGGGCGGGAAATCGCCTCGGAAAACGGCGGGCACTGGTCCGGCAGGACACGCGTCCACAACTACGATGACTAACCACACGCCCATAGGCCGCCCCTAGGCCGCCGCGAGGGCGAGAATGAGGAGAAGAGACAATGTATACGAAAAAACACCTGAAACGCCTGCTGATAGCCTGGGGAGCAACGGACGTGCGACTGCCGCGCGCAGAGTATGACCGTACGGTGCTGACCTTCCCCAATGGGCGGGCCTTTGAATTCGCGACTATCACATGGGATCGCGCACAATCACCGGTCGAAGAACGGTTGTACCGTGTCGCATTTAGTCATACGCCACCAGAATAACCGAACACGCAATCAATGAGGAGACAGAATGATGAATGAGTATGTGCCAGCCGACATCAGGAGAGAAGAAAATGGATGGGGCAAGACGGTTGTTTTCGGCGATCGCAGCTATCCGGCCGCTGTGCGCCGGTATATCTATCGCACCCGTGAACAGGCGAGATACGGAGATATCTCGGACAGCATCGGCCAACGAGGCCGCATCGGCTAACCCGCCTGCCTCCCCGGCCCCGCCGGGGCAAGATTGGATTCTCCCGGCCCGGCCCGCCATAGCCGGGCCTTTTTCGTGCGCGGGCGGGGTCTACATTTTTGTAGAACATAGCGGGGGTGTCTACAATTTTGTAGACAAGACCCCTCCACCTACGAATTTATTCGTACATTGCCCCCATCCCGACCACACACCCCCTCTATAACCACCTCTACCCGTCCAATTCCCCAGACGCCCGACGAATCCCTAGGGAAACGCTAGGGGGCTCACACGCTCCAAACAGGCTTTTTTTGTGGGTACCCCTTTTATCCCTATTAACAACGAGACAAAAGGGTAAGCATATATTAGAGCATCTATCTACAGAGCCTATACCCCCATATAACCACAATAACAGCACGAGTATAACCAAAACACCCTTGTACCCACCGCACGCAGTACAGTATGACCTATTTTTGAAAATTTCTTGCCCACCAAAAAAAAATGCCCAAAACAAGCCCCCGCCCCCCAAAAAAACGGCCATCCTGCGCGCCCAGCGGGGAACTGCCTTTACCACCTTATAAAGAGGCCACCGATGACAAAAACCTATCAAAACCACGCCCGATAACACTAAATCACGCCCAATAACAAAAAGTTAGCGAGAATCTTCCAAAAAGACCCCCTAAAAGCAACCGTTCCTGGGGTATAATAGAGAGGCTGTATAGTCTACAACCAGCAACACTAACCAAGACCGAAGGAGAACACCATGCAACCAACAACAAGAGAGAAAGTACGTGAAAGAGCAAAGAGAAATGCCTCTGGTCCGAGACCGAACATAGCCCAGTCGATCACCTGCCCGCGCTGTGAGCAAACCAAGCCCCCTGGTAGCTATGTGCTCAAAAGCCACTATTGCTGCACGTGCCGTAGCGAGCTGCGCCCACTGCTACGCTACCCATCGTACCAGATCGACCGCGACGGCAACGTATGGAACAAGTACGGCCGCCGTATGGCTATCCAACGTCGCGGCGTGTACAAGACCGTGCGGATATGCCACAACGGCACACCCCATGAGATATCAGTGCCGAAGGCAGTACGAGAGGCATGGGGGCCGGAGCGCAATGACTACCGGGTCCAACACTGCCACTATGTCTTCCCCGATGGCCGCTCTTGTGAGAACGCGCACACCCTTAGCGATGGACAAAGCCCGCTATTTCGGCCGGAGCATAAGTTCTGCCGATACTGTGAGGATACCCGCCTACGGCCGATTCGCGGGTTCCCGCTCTACATGATGGATAAACACGGGCGGGTGTTCAACCGGTATACCGGCAGGCGAATCAAACAGCAAAATACCAGCGGCATAGTACTCCGTGACGCCGACAAGTCGCCCCGGTGCCTGTCCCTGCCACGTCTGATCCTCTGTGTGTGGGGCGATAACCCACCGGGGACCGGTTGGGACGACCCCGCCGGAAGCTACGTCGTTCATCACAAGGACGGCAACCCGTACAACAACGACCTCGATAATCTGGAATGGCGGCACTTCAGGGCGCACACCCCGCCGCCCCCACACGTCGCCACCGATGAGCAGGAGGGCCGCTGATGAGCCTTTGTAGCTTTGTCCACCCAAACACCGGCAGACCCTGTAACAAGCCCACAAGCCGCGATAGCGGGTTCTGCCCGTGTTGTCTACGCGATCAGCTACGGCCCGCGCGCAGCCTAGTCCCGGGATACGTGGCCGATAGATACGGGCGTGTATATCGGCGGGCCGATGGACGGGAGATAGGCACGGCCACAGGTCAGACAGTATGCGGACGGACGCGGGCTAGCACGATTCTATCAGCATGGGTGCCGAAACCAGAGCCAGACCCCGCCGGGGATTGGCACGCCTACCAGAAGGTCAAGGGACTAGGCTCGCGCCGGTACTGGTTGGTTAACCTCGAGTGGCGATATGCCGGACCGAAAGAGCCCCGCCCGTATCGCCCCGATCAAAAAAGTGAAAATTCCGCTTGACACGCCGCCCGACATAGTGTATACTCTACACAGTGGACGACATGTCCGAAACGGATCGAACAGTGTTGGGGAGTAGCGACGATGGCAACCAGTTTGAATGACATCAATGTTCACAGGGCAAACGAGGCGATTGCGGAATCAGTAATTGATGCAGCACGTAAACGCGGATGGATAGTGCGACGCAATCAATCCTCTGCTCGGACAGGACATTTTGACGGCTATCACCGATATGTGGTACTACGGAATTCGCCCGACCGGATTAGTCATTCCATACGCTCCCGGCATTGCGTAGGATACGCAGAAGCCCGATTTTCGCGGGAATTTCTCCCCAGTATTAGGGGAGAGCGTATGGCGTTGGAACAACTATTACAACAAATAGCTTGACACGCCCCCCGCCCATAGTGTATACTCTACACAGTGGGCGGTAAGCCCGGAACGGATCAGAATCAATATCGAGGAGTAGCAAGCTATGGACGCTTACATCTACAACGCCGATATCTACTGTGACGACTGTACCCACGATATCATGGCCGGTATTATGCGGGGCACGGACACCGGCGATAGTTCCGACTACCCGCAAGGCCCGTTCGACAACGGCGGCGGGGAAGCTGATTGCCCGCAGCACTGCGGCGCTTGCGGTGTATTCTTGGAGAACCCGTTGACGGCGGACGGCTACGATTACGTGCGGGAAGCGTTGGCCGACGGTACGGGCGATAGCGACGTGCTTGCGGAATGGCGGGCGTTCTATGACTACCTGGGCGACGACGACGACGACGACGAATAACCCACTACCCCCACGCCCTGCCCCTACGGGGCCGCCGGGCGCGTGTGTAGTGGCAAACCGAAACCGAACATAACGGGAGTAACTAGCTATGGCTATGCGAATGTATCTGGAATCGGACGAGTGCGGGCGCGAGTATTTCGGTGTAGCGGAAATGGACTTTATGGCGCTATGCCGTACGGCCCACGATACTACGGCCGACGACGGTATTGTGCGCCGGGTCGGTATCGAGTACGGCCCGAACGACGACGAGTAACCACACTGCCCCCGATTCAGGGCCGTTATCCGACGGCCCATTGTCGGATACAGTGACCGAAACCCTATTGAGGAGTAGCGACGATGAAAACCCACACCGTAACCACGTACAGTTTTGACGAACTATCCGAGACGGCCAAGCAACACGCTATCGACGCGAACCGCGAACGGAATGTAAACGATAGCTACTGGCATGAGCACATCATTGAGAACACCAAAGAGATCGGCAGGCTCATGGGTATCGAGATTGACGACATGTACTTCTCGGGGTTTGCCAGCCAGGGCGATGGAGCCTGTTTCACGGGACGCTATTCCTACGCCAAAGGCGCGGTCAAGGCGGTCAAGGACTACGCGCCGCAGGACGATGAACTTCACCGGATCGTTCGCGGATTGACCACGCTACAGAGGCGGTATTTCTACGGGCTTTCCGCTACCGTGAAGCACGTCGGCCACTACTATCACCAGTACTGTACGGAAATCGACGTGGAACACGACAATGCGAACATTGATATTCTAACATCTGAGGAACTAACCGAACTGCTTCGCGACTTTATGCGGTGGATTTACCGCCAGCTGGAAGCGGAGTACGAATACCAAACCGCCGACGAGCAAATCGCGGACAGCTTCCGCGCCAACGAGACCGAATTCACGGAGGCCGGGGATATCTACTGACACTACCCCCACGCCCTGCCCCTACGGGGCCGCCGGGCGCGTGTGTAGTGGCAAACCGAAACCGAACATAACGGGAGAATCGAACGATGACAAAGTATAACGGACACCGATCTTGGAACGCTTGGAACGTCGCCCTTTGGATCGGCAATGATGAAGGGCTCTATCGTCTCGCTATGGACTGTATCAAGGAGGCGAACACCATAGCCAGAGCCGCCCGCCGATTCATGGGCTACGTCGGCGGCGAACGCACGCCCGACGGCGCTGTCTACAACTTCACTTGTGTACGCGAGGTCTTATCCGGGCTCGCTGAGTAGGGGGGTGATTGATGGATTCATGGTATGTAAACCCAACGGCAGGACACGAACGGCACGGGCAAAGCGTCCTATACGACGAAACCACCGGGCGGAGTATCGCTATCATCTACGACGGCAAATCGCACGGTGATCTACTGGTGTCCGCGCCGGATCTGTTGGAGGCATTGACCGACCTCGTGACGCACTACGACTGGGGCCGTCTGACGTATGATGAGTCCCAGCACGAGACCGTGGCCCCTGCGATCCGTGCCGCCCGCGCCGCCATCGCCAAAGCCACTGGCAAGGAATTTGATTGATCGCCCCCCTGTAACGCCGAATGGTGGCAGGGCAAGAAACCGCCGAAGTAGATCGGCCCGCACTGGCACGGCCCGCGAGGCCGCGCCTGTATTGGCCGAACTAAAACCGTAACCGATAGTAAGGGGACAACTGATGAAACGCTACAAACTACTCAATCCGGACCGCACAACGCGCGGCGACACCCATTGGCCGATCGGACAGTGGAACGAGGCAAAGGGCGACCCAAAACAAGGGCTATGCTCCGATGGGTGGCTCCACTGCTACGACAGTCCGGAACTGGCGCTGTTCCTTAACCCGATCCATGCGAATATCAGTGATCCTATCGTGTGTGAGGTTGAGACGCAGGGCCGCAGCCTCAATGACAAGGGCCTCAAGCGCGGATACCGCAGGATGCGGGTCGTCCGAGATTTGGACATCCCGTCGCCGACGACGGAGCAGCGTATCAAATTTGCCATTCTGTGCGGCAAGGCCGTGTATCAGAACGCAGGGTGGAATCGGTGGGCCGATAACTGGTTGTCGGGCTGGGATCGGTCCCGCGCTGCTATCCACGCTGCCTACGCTGCTGCCGACGCTGCTGCCTACGGTGCTACCTACGCTACCCACGCTGCCCACGCTGCTGCCTACGCTGCCTACGCTGCTGTCTACGCTGCTGCCTACGGTGCCTACGGTGCCTACGGTGCCCACGCTGTTGCCGACGCGGCCTACGTTGCTGCCGCTGCTGCCGATATCGACCTAGTGGCTATCGCTAAGCGAGCTATGGAGGACTAACCTATGACCCCGCCACAACTACAACCCGGCGTCACGCGGTGGGTGTGTCCCGCGTGCGGGGATCGACACGATACGTTCCGCGTTCGGGCCGACCTCGTGGGCTGCCACCGTTGCGGCCAACCCGTCCGGGCCGTCCGCGCTGAACCGTCTAAGGTGCGGCCGGGGAACTATACCTATCCCAACGATGCCGAGACGCTAGGGCTAGAGATTCTAAGGGAAGCACAAAATGGGTGAGGCAAAATTACGGCCAATACCGGGGTTTCCGGGGTATGAGATCACCCGAGACGGGCGAGTGTGGAGCAGCCTGCGGGGCGGCTGGTGGATTAGACCCAGTACGAATGCTGGGGGTCGTCCCAAGGTGTCCCTATACAAAAGCAAGCAACAGTTTTGCCGGTATATTCACCGTCTCGTTCTTGAGACATTCGTAGGTCCTTGCCCTGATGGCATGGAGGCTTGCCACAATGACGGTGATCCATCCAATAATCGGATAGACAACTTGAGGTGGGATACGCATGCCGCAAACCTGGCCGACAAAAACAGGCATGGAACATCTAATCGCGGTAATCGTCACGGTATGTCGAAGCTAACCGAACAACAGGTACGACAGATCATTTATACGTATCGTACAGGGCTGTTCACACAGAAAGAGATTGCGGAACAGTATGGGATATGCCGCGAAAACATCAGTGCAATCGTGACGCGAAAAAGTTGGAAGCATTTGTGGAGGGCACAGAGATGAAGCCAGTAGACGTAAAGTTCCTAGTGTTCTTCGGCGGACTGTATTTTTTGTATGGCCTGATCCGGGATGTCCCTATCGCGACGGCCTGCGGTATGGCCTTGCTGTTTGTGGCGATATCCACGCTGGAGGGTAAGGATGGCAGGTAGATCGAAACAAGACACCCGCACCCCGTCCGCCATTGCCCGGACGTGGACAACGCAGACGATTGCTACTCAAGGCTTGGAGTGCGCATACTGGATCGCGAAAAGCGCATACGAGCAGGTGGTGGCGCAGATACATCGGCAAGTGGAGAAATATCCTGATGAATGGGGGAGTATTATTAAAGCGGAGATTGCGGGTAGAAAGGAGGAGATACCGCCGTGTCCAGAATGCTATTGATACCTGGGGCAAAGAACTATGCAGTCACAGATAGCGGTAAGGTATGGTCTGTGTGTCGTACCGATGGTCTGGGCCGAATCATACCGGGGCGGTGGCTGAAACAACGAACACATCACCCTAAAGGATACAAAGTAGTAAGTATAAATGGTAGGCCGCGATATGTACACCGTCTCGTACTTGAGGCATTCGTAGGTCCTTGCCCTGATGGCATGGAGTGCCGGCACCTTAACGGCAGCCCGACAGATAATAGACTGCAAAACCTGAAGTGGGGTACACCACACGAGAATGCAATGGACGCGGTAAAGCACGGAACCCATCCCGGATTAGGTAGAGATAACCGGGGGATTAAGAACGGGCGTAGTAAATTAAACGATACCGATGTTTGTCGAATCGAGTACCTCGCTAATGTAGTAGGGGTCAAATCCAAAGACTTAGCCGATATTTACAATATCGGTGAATCGGCTATTGGCAATATTCGACAGCACCTATCGTGGCGACATCTGTGGCCCGAACAGATCAAACAAGAACTACAACCGACACAATCGGAACCCCCTCGGGCTGAAAAACCACAAATTGTGCCGCCGCCACCGCCTATTTTGTAGGCGAAATCCAACCATTTCTAGGGTATAGTGAGGAGATGTTGTTTATGACGCCCGAAGACAAACAGACCGACGCCTTTTTCCGACAATGCGTGGCCGATGGCCGTATGACGCAAGCCGAGTACGATGAGCTACGTACTGACCACTACAGCGCCGGAACGCGGCCGGAGTGGAAACCATTGCCAGACCGCTATCGATGTTGGTGTGTCGTAAACGAAATCAACGCTGAAGATATGGAAATCTTCATCAACTCCGAGGCATGGACGCAGGGCGAGATCGCCGAGCATCTGGGGATAGACCGTAACGCGGTACGTCGTGCGATCAAGCGGGTGTACCGCACGATCCCGGAGCTTGAGCGATTCCGGGGCAATGGGCACGCGATACCCCCGCTACGGGATATGCTGTCTATTGAGGTAACAGACAAGTGCGGCAACTCCCCTGCCGATCACAACGAGATACACGAACGTTATTAACACACGGGCCAGCGGGCTCCGGCCCCACCGGGCAACATTATAAATCAGCCGACGGCTGACCCGTGTGTTTCTCTTAATTTGGAGGGTACAATGAGACAGTTTGAAACCGGGGCGACCCGCGATAACGACACAACCAAATTCGATTACGACGGGTTCAACAGTCCACTCACGATGCGGGCCTTCGCCGAGTACATGCACAAACACCGCGTACAGGCCGATGGCACGCTCCGGGCGTCGGACAACTGGAAGAAGGGTATTCCCCTTGAGGCGTACCGCAAGAGCATGTGGCGGCACTTCATGGATGTATGGTCGATCCTGTCGGGCTGGGGGGGAGTATCCGGGCAGGCTACAGATCAGGGGCCGCAGGACATTATGGAGGCCCTGTGTGGACTCAAGTTCAACGTGGACGGGATGATCCACGAACTGATGAAGGCGCGTCTTGAGGGTAAGTCGTTGGGGGAACTGTGACTAAACATTGTTACGCCTGTGGTCGGGACCTACCGCTCGATGCGTTTGGTAAGAACCGCAGCAAGTCAGATGGTTTGGCTTGTGAGTGTAGGGAGTGCAAGCGTAACAGCGATGCCGCAAGCCACGCAAGAAACCGGGAGTCCCGGCTTGCAAAGATGCGGGCATACCGATTAGCAAATTTGGATCGATTGAATGCGGTAGCAAGGGATTATTCCCGAAGTAAGCGGGGACGCGAGCGCAACAATATCGCCACGCGGCGGTACTACTGGAAGCATCGCGAAGCCGTAGCCGCCTACGCGCGTAGACACGCCGTGGAGCATCCAGATAGATATGTTGCTCGATATCAACTCGGGAACGCCATTAAACTAGGACACATAACCCGGCCCGGAGCCTGTCAGAATTGCGGAGCGATCGGGCCAGCTCATGCACATCACCACGACTACTCTAAGCCATTTGACGTGCAGTGGTTGTGCCGGAAATGTCATGGGATAGTACACAGAAAGGAGGTAGGTCGCTATGAGTAGGGCCTATCTTTAGCCACTCCATACGAGGGCGGTACGGCAACGATGCGACCGACGAGCAGATGCAAGAGAACTGCCGACGTGCCGCCGAATTTGCCCAACGAGTCCGCGAACTGTTCCCGATGCTCGACCTGTACGTGCCCGGTGAGAACGACGAGTTCGTGCAGAAGGCGTATCGGATGGGCGTTCTTACAGAGGGTGAGATTCTCGCCGTGGACTTCGAGTTGATCCGGGACCGGGACTTTCTGATGGTGTATGCGCCTGATCTGTACGAGTCGAGCGGTATGCGGGAGGAGATCGCCTTTGCCGACAGTATTCGTAAGCCGGTGTGCTATTGTGTCACGCTGGATGACTGTACTGTGGCTTTTATTCGTCAGTTTGTGGTGAATCTGGGGAGGGATGGCGTATGAGCCGCGTACTCGTAGCGGGCGATCCGCACAATCCAGCGGGACATCCGGGATACCGCCCATTCCTCAAGGACCTGCGACGTAAGTATAAGACGGATAAGACCGTCATCATTGGGGATATCGCGGACCTCCAAGCCATCAGCTTTCACGCTGCAAACCCGCATTGCCCAGGCCCCACAGACGAATACCTGTTGACAAAACAGTGTATTCAGCAGTGGTACAAGGACTTCCCCAACGCAATTGTCACGGTTGGCAACCACGATGCCCGCGTGATACGGCTGGCCGAGTCGGTGAACATTCCAGCCCGGTTTATCCGGGACTATAACGAGGTGTGGAAGACGCCAAACTGGAAGTGGGTTGATGATGTTATCATAGACGACGTGTACTACTTCCACGGCACGGGCCGATCAGGAATGCACCCCGCATTCAACGCTATGAAAGACTTCCTAATGTCGGTGGTGATGGGCCACTGTCACTCGGCCTCGGGCGTGAAGTGGAGGGCTAACCCGCACAAGCGCACGTTCGGCATGGATACCGGCTGCGGGATTGACGTAGACGCCTATCAGTTCGCATATGGGAAGCACATGCGGTCCCGTCCGATCCTGTCAGCGGGTGTGGTGATTGACGGAATGCCGTTTCATCACATCATGGATTGCGGCGTCGGTGAGAAGTACCACAAGAGCCGGTTCACGAAGGTAGTAGGAGCTAAGAACTGATGCACATCCCACCGCCTCCACCACTGATAACGGCACCGAAACCACCGCTGTTTCCACAGGCCCGCAAGATGCAGACTGAGAAGCAGCTAGGCGATGATATTCGGGGGCTGTGCTGTCGGCTCGCCAAGGCCACGGTGATACCGGGCTGGCAAGATACCTTCTGGCGGTTCAGAGACGCCGTGTCGCCCAACGGGGCGTGCGATCCCAGTAGGCTGCCGTATCAGACGAGCGGGCCGAATGGACCCAATAGCAGGGACCTGTCTCCCCTGTCCTGTCTATACACGCGGTTGTCGTGGATCATACAATGCTACTGGCGGCTCTGCGTTCACGGCACAGAGAACGAAGCCCATATCAGGCAGTACATGGCCGATATCGAGCGGCTGATCGAGTTCGCGGGGGGCAAACTCGAACGTGCGTTGCAGCAGTGCGACGTGGCGGGAGATCAGAGGACAGGTTACTGGCTCGAAGTGAAATGACCGGACTACGAGACATCCTAGCGTCGGCGGGGTTCCCCACGGACGTGCTGATACTTGACTGGGAAACTCACTTTTCTCGTGAGTACAATCTGCGGAAACGCGAGATGTCCCATGTCGAGTTCATCGCCGACCCCCGGTTTGAGGTGATCGGGTTGGGGTTCGCTGACCTGCGCGAAGGTGGGTCCTTGTTCGCAGGCCCCAGCGGGATTGACTTGATGTTGGCGGGGTTCCAGGAGGATTACGGCCCCAACCTCGACCAATGCACGGTCGTAGCGCATAACACCTACTTCGACCTGCTGCTCCTTCGCGAGAAGTACGGCATCACCCCCGCGTACACCATCGATACGCTGGACCTCGCTCGGCATCTCGACGCCCGCGACAGGCACAGCCTAGAGCACCTCGCCAAAAAATACGGAGCCCCGAAGCCCAAGGGCGACACGATGCAGTTCCAAGGGCTCCATGCGGCGGACATGACACCCGAACAGTGGGAGGCGATGTCCGAATATTGCCGGGGCGATATCGAGATTACCGCGTTCCTGCTCAAGAAGCTCCTGCCGATGATAACCCGGCCCGATGTGGAGCTACGGATCGCTGCACAGAACCTCCGCATGTTCCTAGAACCGAAGGTCATGGTGGATAAAGCCCTAGGGGAGGAACTGCTCGAAGGCATGACACACGAGATCGACAGCGCCGTGGCGGGGGCTAGGGCCACCGGTATCTGGGTCGAGGAGCCCGCGAAGATCACCACGCGAACCTGTCGCCCACCCGTGATACGGCTGATCGAACAGAATGACATCAGCAAGGACAGTACGTTCGTCAAGCTGCTCGCCAAGGCCCTGCCCGAGGGCGAATCAGTTCCGACCAAACCCGACAAGAACGGCAAGCCGATCCCAGCACTCGCGAAGACCGACGACGCCTGCAACTATCTCCTCTCTCACTCCTCCCCTGCGGTAAGGGCACTAATGGAAGCCCGCAAGGCGACGGACTCATGGCGTAGTCACATCAAACGGGTCCGTCGCCTGCTATCGCAGGCCGATTGTCGGGGCGGGTGGCTCGGCATCCCCCTAAATTATTATGGCGGCGTGACCGGCCGGGAGAGTGGAGCCGGAGGAATCAACGCACAGAATTTCGGTGCCCGAGATGTCCACCCCCTCATTAAGCGGGTCGGATCGATGCTGACCGCTCCTGAGGGATGGACGCTGGGCACTGGTGATCTTTCCCAGATCGAGGCCCGCGTGATCGCGTGGCTAGCGGGGCAGACCGATCTTGTGGAGCAGTTCGCTCGGGGCGAGGATGTGTATTCGGACTTCGCCCAGAACCATGTGTTCCACGAGGAGACGCGGAAGCCCCGCGAAGGGGATGCGCCCGAACTGGTCAAGGCGTTGGAGATCAGACGTAACTTCGGTAAGATGGCTATCCTGGCCCTTGGCTATGGGATGGGAGGACAGACGACCTATGATCGATGCTTGCTGGATAAGTCCCTGCGGCCTCTGTTTGATGATGGAACCTACGATATCGATTTTTGTTATCGGCTCGTCAATCTGTACCGCAAGCGGTACACTAAGATCGTGGCCTACTGGGGTGAGTTGCAACGGGCGTGGAAATTCGTCACCAAGTACCGGGATCAGTCCTCTACCGTATGCCATAACAGACACGCCGTTAAGTTCTACAGCATTGACGACACCACGGTGATGCAGCTACCCTCGGGTCGGTGTATGTTCTACCCGCACTCGCGGGTATCAGCGGACGACCAACTGTCGTACACCACCGGCGTGCCGAAGACGAAATACTACATCTATGGCGGGAAGCTGGCCGAGAACGTGACGCAGGCCGTGGCCCGCGACGTGTTCATGGAGGGCTCGCTGCGATGCGAGGACGCTGGGTTCCCGATTGTGTTCCGCGTCCACGACCAGCTTATCACGCTGATCCGTGACGACGAGCACGCGCAGGATCGGCTCGCGGAGATGCACAGGCTACAGACGGAGATGCTGCCGTGGGCGCAAGGGTTGCCCGTTATGACCGAAGGGCGCTTGACGAGGTGTTATGCGAAGTAGGAGACAATCAGATGCAATCGACCGCGCGAAGCTCGCGAAGAAAGCGAAGCCCCTTGGCGACCTCATTGTGGCAGCGTCTCGTGGCACGATACCGCCGCCACCGAGCATATCTGGAATGGAGGTTACGGTTCGGGGCAAGCCACCAAAAGGCAAAGCTAATGGCATGGCTGACAGAGGGGCTAAGGGCCGAGATCGCGAAGCTACAGTCCTCCACGACTGTCTCCGATGGCTAAAGAAACGGGGGATAATGGTGTGGCGAAACAACAGTGGGACACTATGGGCCAACGGCCAACCGGTGAGTTTTGGATATCCTGGTTCCCCGGACATAGTTGGACTCCTACCGGACGGGAGATTTCTTGGCGTGGAATGCAAGAGCAAGACTGGAAGGCAATCGAGCAAGCAGAAGACATTCGAGGCCAAGGTCAAGGCGAATAGCGGTGTGTATATCTTGGCCCGATCAGTGAGGGACCTAGAGGAGGTGTTGGGGTGAACCAGATAATCCACGGCGACTGCCTAGAGGAAATGCAGCGCATACCGGACGGCTCAGTGGACATGGTACTATGCGATCCTCCATACGGCACGACCGCCTGTAAGTGGGATAGCGTAATCCCGTTGGAACCGATGTGGGAACAAATCGAACGGGTCGGGAAGCCTGCCGCTGTGTTTGCGTTTACCGCTAGCCAGCCATTTTCTAGTGCTTTAGTAGCAAGTCGGTTTCCCCTATTTAAGCATGAATGGGTATGGATAAAAAACCGGGGGTCTAACTTTGCCAATACCGTGCGGGAACCCATGAAGGAGCATGAGGTTGTATTGGTGTTTTCACGCGGGTCCTGGACATATAACAAGCAGATGCAAAATAGGACGGGCTCGGGAAAAGCACGGACACAGTACCTATGTGATTTCAACAGTAAGTCAGAGAATTATAGACCATTCGACAGCAGGCCAAAAAACGAGCTAACCGAAATGCGGGTCCCTTCCTCGTGGCAGAAATTTAACACAGCGTCGGGGGCCGAAAAGACAAAGCACCCGACCCAGAAACCCGTGGCCCTCATGGAGTACCTAATCAAAACGTATACCCACGAGGGCGAAACGGTGCTTGACTTCGCTATGGGGTCGGGCACAACCGGAGTGGCCTGTTGTAACCTCAACCGTAACTTCATCGGGATTGAACTGGACCCAGGGTATTTTGATATAGCCCAGCGGCGGATCGCCGAAGCCAAAGGCATCCCGCCCGTACCGGAGGTGCTGGGATGAACCCGTATGGTGCAGCTATTCTGGAAATGGTCGGGGTGTTTATGGTCCCGATACTAGGCTTACTGGTATTGATTTTAATCATAGGAGAGGAGCGGGGGTGATGAACCAGATAATCCAAGGCGACTGCCTCGAAGTGCTGCCAATATTGCCACCAGCCACGATGATATTCGCCGATCCACCGGATAATCTCGGAGTGGAGTACAATGGGTTCGAGGATCGGTGGGGCGACGACATTGAATATGTGCAGTGGCTCTCTGATCTTGTTCTTGCGGCCTTGAAGCATAATCCAGACGTATTCTGGATGACGTATTATTGGAAATGGGACTACGACCTGAAGGGGAATCTGTGGTCTCTAGCTCGTGTCCGCCAGAATGGATATGAAGTAAAACCGCTCGTCTGGTGGTACTCTTTCGGCCAGCATCAGCAACAGGACTGCGCCTCATGTTTCCGGCCGATGCTGCGGTTATCGAAGCCGGGTAAGGAGTGGTACACCGATACGATCCGCGAGCCCTCCGCTCGGCAGCGAGAATACGGCGACAAGCGAGCCGACCCTCGCGGCCGGGTGCCCGGTGATGTGTGGGACGGGGTGTGGCAGGAGTCGCGGGTCTGCGGTACGTTCAAAGAGAAACGCAAGTGGCACAAGAACCAGCATCCCGAAGCCTTGATCGAACGCATGGTAAAAATGAGCACGAAGCCCGGCGATCTCGTGATCGATATGTTCGCCGGTACAGGCACGGTGAACCGAGTTTGCAAACGACTCGACCGCCAATGTATCGGCATCGAAATCAGCCCTACATACTGTGACAAGATACGGGAGGAGCTATCCGAATGAGACAACTACGTCTATCAGCATCATCAAACATGGACTTCCTAGCGTGTCAGCAACACTACCTGTTATCTTACATCTACGGGCTCGAACCAGAGAAGGAGAAAGAGGTACTGCGGATCGGCTCAATGTGGCATAAAACGCACGAACTCCTCGAACTCAAGCCCGGCGAGTTCTGCCCCCGATGTGCCAAGCGCGAGGAAGTGTCACCGACCTGCTACATCTGTGACGGTACGGGTCGGGTGCCCGAGGATCAGATGGATTGTGTCATCCGATACCTCAACAAGTCGTACGCCAAGACCCCGGACAACATGACCGCCGACGAGTGGGAGCTTGAGCGCGTCAAGTTGCTATACTCCCTCACCGGCCACCGATGGTTCTACGGCAACACTGAAAAACGGTGGTCCGTGATCGGCAGCGAGATCAAGTTCGAGATTCCTGTATACAAGCCCGGCGGCAAGCGACAGATGCCCAAGGTCGTGTTCGTGTGCAAGATCGACCGACTTGTACGGGACAACGAGACGGGCCTCGTGTACGTGTGGGAGCGGAAGTCCACCGGGCGTCCGATGAACGATCAGTATTGGTCCGATCTCACGTCGGGCGATCAGGTCATGGGCTATCTCTACGGCGGGCGTGTTGCCCAGGCGATGGGCCTGCTCAAGCCGTACGGGATCAACCCCGAGGACGACCCGATCGCCGGGGCGTGGTGCGACGTATGGCACAAACCGGATATCAGCCCGAAGATGCTGACGCAGAAGGACACGGCTACGTTGCGGGATGATGGTACGTACTGCGGGGAGTCGTTCGAGGTCCTGTACGACCCGAGGGCCGTTAGTCTTGTGGTCAACGGTGTCCCTGCCCCCATCATCGAAGGCAAACAGGGCATCGCGATCCGCGAGACACCGGAGATGTACGGCGCTCGGCTCCTGCAAGACGTTACAGAACGGCCGGAGAACTACTTCCAGCAGCGGGCAGTCACTCGCACCGACGCCGAGCTTGAGGAGTTCGCCTTCCGGCTGCCGAAGATCGCCGAGCAGATCAGGTTTGTAGAGCGGAAGAACCTGTGGATTCCCTGCAAGGGGTCGTGCCACGCCACGTATCGATGTGACTTCCTAGACTTCTGCCAGTCTGGCGTCACGTATAAGCCGGGCGATCCCGCCCCAGTTGGGTATAAGCTGGGCTACGGTTCGGTTCCCGCCGTGCCCACGTTCAATGATGGGACCGAAGTGAAGATCGGAGAGTGATATGACACGTGACGAGATCACGCACCTTTGCAACGAATTGGACGATATTGCGTTCCGAATGTGTATGCGGCTGTGCATCGGTATGCTCGGATCGGCCGTAATAATTGCAGCGAGTATTTTAGGAGGAAACTAATGGCACCCCGCGCCCCAGCACCACCCCGTGCGCCGTCGCCGCCCGTACCAACGGCGGCTGTGTCCAAGAAGAACTTCACCATCGCCCCGTGGCTCGGTGAGAACGACGGCGAGAAGGTAATCCTATACGCACCCAGCGGCATGGGCAAGACCACACTAGCCTCGATGGCCCCGAGCCCGGTATTCATTGGGCTCGATGATGGCGGCAGGCGTATCCGAAACCCCAAGACCGGCGAGCCGGTGGACGTGGTTCAGGACGTGGAGACCTATGCCGATGTCCGCGCCGTGTTGCAGTCCGATATCCTGCTGAACCATCAGACGGTTGTGATCGACACCGTGACAGTATTGCAGGATTTGACAATCCCGCACATGCTGCAATACATCCCGCATGAGAAGGGTCACTACGTCAAGCGGTTGGAGGACTACGGGTTCGGCAAAGGTTACACCCATATGTACGAACTGATGATGGCGGTCCTCGCTGATCTCGATCGTCTCGTTCGCCGGGGCAAGAATATCCTCCTGCTGTGCCAGTTTCGTGGGGCCGTTCGTGGCAACCCCAGCGGTGAGGACTATGTGAAGGCCGGGCCTGCGCTGTACCCCGGCAGCAAGAAGGATGTGGCTAACATTCAGGCCAAGTATTGCGAGTGGGCCGATCACATCTTCCGTATTGACTGGGAGAACGCAACCGTTACAGACGGTAAGATCGCTCCGGTAAGCACTCGAATGGTGCGGACGCATCCCGACGCCACGTTCGAGGCCAAGAGCCGGGGCACGTTGTTCGCGGATTATCCCGCCGTGACGTTCTCGGAGCCGTCTGACGGCAGCTTGTGGCGAATACTTTTTGGAGGTGAATGATATGTTTGGTAATACAGAAGCTATCGTGAATTTGGACCGACAGGTGGGTGCAGTATATGCCCGGATGGCGGTTCTAGAGCGGGATATGTCCCGCGATGAAGGGCAGATAGACGACCTGCGGCGGCAAGCCCGGATCGCTGACAAACGGATCGACGAACTGACCGCCAAAAACGGGGCATTGGCCCGGCGGCTCCTGTGCATGGAGGACTACGGCGGGCATGATTGGGTGTTCGTGGGTGTGGTTTTGTCCCCGTGTATATGGGGCGAGTCCAAGCAGTACGAGTTCAAGTGCAGCCGATGCGGCCATACCCGTTCGTTTCAGTGGGGCGAACTCAGCAAGAAGGAGCAGGACGCTCTCACTGTTATCGGGCTGGGAGGTGAGTGATGCTATACAACAAACATTGGGACGTTGCCGTTCCCGAGTTTGAGCAAGTATCGCGTAATCAGCATGGCGGTAGATACAGGTATGTGAAAACGAAGTATCACCGAACCGGCCGAATGTACGCCAACAAAGATTGTGCTGGTGACATGAAACAACTGATCCTGATCGCCCAGATGCTCCGCATCCCCGTAGAGTATGACTTCGACGAGCAGCGGGCATACATCCGAATAGCGGCGGTGACACCGAAAGGGGGTGGGTGATGGACCCTATCGTAGGCGGACAACTGCCAGGACGTAACGAGCCATGCCCTTGCGGCAGCGGGCGAAAATTCAAGCACTGCCATCGCGACCCGGCCAAGGTTCAGAAGGCCGCAGCGGTCGCGAAGGAAGCGTATCGAGTAGAAATGGATCGGCTGATCGCCGAGGAAACCAACCGAAACACACAGTTAGGGGAACAAGCATGAGCAAAATTGACAGAGCGGGAACTTTCCGAGGCAAGGTGCTGGACCGGAGCATCGGTGAGTCCAAGAATGGGTGTGTCCAACTGACCCTCCAACTCCAAGCCTCACAGTTGTGGGACGAAACGGAAAAGGTCTGGGTGGACTGGAACTACGATGAGGTGGACATCTACGCTAACCTGTATATGTCCAGCAAAGCCAGCAAGGAAACGCGATCAGCGGAACAGGTCAAGAAGGCTTTCGGTTGGGACGGGTATAACGTGATTGAACTCCAAACGTCGGATCAACTCAGGGATGAGATTCAGTTCCGTGTCGAGGAGGATACGTACGAGGGCAATACAACCCTCAAGGTCAACTGGATCGATGCCTACGACGCCACACCGGGGCGCTCGCTAGAGAAGTTGGACAAGACCGGGCTTGCAAAGATTCAGGCAAAGTGGGCCGGTGTGCTGGCCGGATCGGGAAAAGGTCCGGTGCCTAAGTCGGCCCCGCCGTCGGCCCCCAAGCCTGCGGCCAAGCCCAAGGAGGAGCCCAAGGCGGACCCTACGCCCCCTGCCGCCGAAACCGCTACGCCGATCTCCTCGCCGGTGGGGGTGCCGCCTACCTCATCTGAACCACCCGCCCCGCCCATGGCCGAGAAGCCCAAGAGCAAGGCCAAGGCCAAGCCGATCGACATGAACACGGCGTGGCAGCAGGCGTTCGAGGTGTGCAGCCAGGCGGGCAAGACCCAGCTTGAGATCACGCAAGCGTGGGCCGAGGCGGTGAAGGAAGCCGGTGGCCCCGACAAGATCGGTGACGACTGGTCTGAGATTGCGGCCAGCACGACAGCGGCACTCAGCTAGTATCTTCTCTGCGTGTCCGGGGGAACGGAGGCCCCCGGTTGGAGGCAGTATGATCGACTTCAATGACCTGCTACTGATATTCCAGTCCAACCTGTTTCCGGGTATAGCCCGAGAACTATCCGAGCATCTCGGGGGCGCAGTAACCGTGGATGCGATCCGCAGGCTAGGGGTAGGCTATTACCCTGGGGAGAACTGTTTCATTTTCCCCGAGCGGGACGACACGGGCAACGTGATAGGGCTGATCCGTAGGTACGCGAACGGCAAGAAGGCTACGTGGAAGGGCAGTAAGAGAGGGCTAAGCTATGAATGTATATCAGTACGACAAAAAGGCGAAAGCGTTCCAGTTGCTCGGTTCGTGCGGGTGGGCGAGGCACAGGTTCCATGCCCTATCTGTGGGCGGGAAAATGATGGGTGCCTTGTATCTGACGAGGACCCCGACGACCCTCGTGCAGTACTCTGCGTCCGGGTATCCGATGGAGCAGTCAAGCAGATTGCAAGTTCAGGGTATCTCCATCACCGCAAGCCCCATAATGGTGATCGAGGAGGAGCCGTTTCGGTACTACCTCTATCGGATCGGCCCACTATCATTACTGAGGGCGCGTCTGACGCGCTGGTGGCGATGTCGCTGGGCTATGTTGCGATCGGCCTACCGCAGGCTGGGGCGGCTCTGGCGTCCCTGAAAGACCTCGTACGGGGGCAGAACGTGGTGATCGTGGGCGACCGGGATGCTCACGAAGTCGGGCAGAAGGGCATGGAAGCCGTGTTCGAGATGCTTAAACCGATCTGTTCGTCGGTTGTCAAGGTCCTGCCGCCCGATCCGATCAAGGACCTCCGGGCTTGGGCTCCGACACCCGAGGTGTTCGCAAAACACATAGACGCTACAGGCGATACATCTACTGCAAGCGATATACTCGATAATACTGGTACATACGGTATGACCGAGGAATGGCTCAAGCAGGCGCAGATGCGAGGCAAGGATCGGCTGTTGCACTGTCTCCACGGACAGTTCTACGAATGGGCTGATCGAGTATACAAGGAGGTAGATACCCCGAAGCTCCACGGATGGTGGTACCGGTGGTTCCAGGATCGGAAGATCAAGAAGCCGACCAAAGGCGGTGTCGAGCTTGTAGACATCAACCCCAACAAGCGGTTCGTGCAGGACATCGAACACGCCGCGCGAGCCCTGTGTTACGTTCAGGCTGATGAATCGGCCCACGAGCCGCTGATCCTATCGGGTGGCAGGGGCCGGAGTATGGACCTTGAGCGGGCCGTGGTGTTTCGCAACGGCATCTACCACGTCAGCCGGGATGCACTGACGCCGATCACCCCGGACATCTTCCTCACCACGACGCTGCCCTACGATTACGACCCGCGACAACGGTGTCCGGTGTGGTTGTGGGCGATCGCGGACTGGTTCAACGGTCAGCAGGATTGCATCGACCTGTTGCAGGAGTGGATCGGGTATTGCACGATCGCGTCGAACTCGATGCAGTCGATGATGTTCCTGTTCGGCAGGCCGGGCTCGGGCAAGAGTACGCTTGAGCATGTGATCCGGGCCGTGCTGGGCGGCGAACGGTGCTGTGCCGCCGACACGAGCAACTTCACCAATCTGTTCGGGCCGGGCAAGCTGCTGAACAAGTACCTCGCGATCATGTCCGAGTCGCGAGATACGAACCGCAAGGACATCGACCGGCTGTTGCAGACGTGGAAGGCTATAACCGGGGGCGATGTGGTAAACATCAACAAGAAGTACAAGGACGCCTTCGATGCCCGCCTGTTCTGTCGCCTGATGTATATCGCGAACGACGTGCTGCCCTTCGACGATTCGAGCCAAGCGATGGCCCGGCGCACGAACCTCCTGTATTTCCCCAATATGTACGACACCAAAGACCGGACCCCCGACCGTACCCTCGAACAGCGGTTGGTCGCGGAGGCCCCGGTGTCGCGATCTGGGCGCTTGAGGGACTGCGGCGACTGCTGGCGAACGGGAAGTTCACGCGGCCCCAGTCATCGGAGGAACATATCGAGTCGATCGGTGAGTTGACCAACCCGATCGGGCTGATGATCTCGGAGTGCTGTGAGTTCAAGCCGACCGGAGTAACGGACTGTAACACCCTGTACGATCTGTGGGTTTCGTGGTGCCGGTCCACCAACACCCGGAACAATCTGAACCGAATCGCATTCGGCGTGAAGCTGCGGAACTTGCCTGAGCCACTGATTCGTACGCGACTGATGCGGAACGGCAAGCGGTTCTACGGGTATGAGGGTATCGAGATCGTGGACGAAGCCATGAAGAACTATTTGGAGGCTGTGTGATGTGGTATAGCTCAACGCTATCGCCGGAAGAACAAGGGCTTCGCCTGCTTGGCGGGGCGTTAGCCCGCAATTATACGGCCTATATATACTCCTTGTCGCAGGGATTGCGAATCAAACAGATACGGATGCCCCGCATTGCGGCCAGCATTATGTACGAGGATTTAGAGGCACGCAGTGGTCGGATCGGGTGTATGATGCCGCCTGAGTGCAGATTTTGTGGATATCCTTTGGAGGTATACTGATGTGGTATTGTGATGATTGTGGCGACGAGTTCGAGTACCCGCGCGTTGGGGTGAACGATGCGGGAGAGGTGGCTGATCTCTGCCCGGATTGTGGCAGTGACATGATATGGAACGACGAAGACGAATAGAAAGGGGACACTATGAAAGACGCAGGGAAAGAATTGATATGCTACGACTGCGGCAGTAGTTGTGTAGGAGAGAAATCGCCGCCGACCGTCGAGGACATGCAAAAGCATCTAAACACCCTGTGGGATTGTATTCACCGAATTGATAGCAAATTAGACCCGTTAGTATCGGAGTTTCGCACCTTGCAAAATCAGTGCAAAGTGTTCTTTCAGGATGAGCGGGGAGTACGCCCAGACGTGGATAGGCTGGCCCAGCAAGTGGCTGAGCTATACAAACGATTCGATATTATTATGAGGATGCTGACTGATGAAAGACAAGATTCTGGAAACACTAAGACACTATCAGGGAACGATCGCGGCGGTTGTGGTGTGCATCATCCTCGTGGTGATCGGGTTCGGCTGTCAAGTGACGACGGAGAACCCGTTCGAGCCGGGAACGAAGGTGACGGCTGAGGAGCTTGACATCGCCGTCCGGGCCTACGCCGACAAGGCCGCACTCGCGTACGCGGACATCGAGCGGCAGGAGCAGATCAGAGCGGCGGTACTTGAAGCCGGGCTCGCGTATGCACAGGGCGGTGGGGTGAACCCGATTGGACTGGCATCGACGATGATGGGCATCCTCGGACTAGGCGCGGTTGTGGATAATCGCAAAAAAGACGCCGTTATCAAGTCGAAATCGAATGCGCTCGCGGCACTCGCTGATAAGGGGGCGACGAATGCAGCTTGACACACCCGTCAAGGAGCTTGCTGGGGTTGGGCCACGGACGGCCCGGTCTCTCAAGCAACTAGGAATCGAAACCGTATGGGACCTCGTGATGCACTTCCCATCCGGGCACACGTTCGCCCCGGAGCCGGGGCTTGCGGGCAAGGCGATCGGCGACGTGGTTACGGTGGTGGGGCAGGTAGAGTCAATATGGGGCCATACCGGGGGACAGTTCAAGGCTACCGTCAACCCAACGAACGGGGAGCCGTCGATCTGTATAACATGGTTCAACGGCCGGTACGTCCGATCCCTCGTAGGCCGGGGGACCTGGATCATCGCCAGCGGCAAGCTCACCGAGTATGGCCTTACGAACCCGGTGTTCAAGATCGCCCCCCGTCGTGAGGCGCTGCCCGACTGTACGGCCTTGAACACGACGACGTACCCGATCGTCAAGGGCGTGACGAGCAAGGACATTCAGCGAGCGATACGGCAATTACCAGACTCGGTGTGGGAGCAATTGCCCTACCACTACTGTGTTATTCATCTCCCCCGAGATCAACAGAACTACGACATCGCGGTCGCCAAGATCAAGTACGACGAACTGTACTACATGCAACTCGGCCTAGCCCTGCGGCAGCACCATCGGGATCAGGAGCCAACGAACGTGCGGTGTATGCAACCGATGCTGGACATAACGCAGTATTTTCCGTTCCGGCTTACGGGCGATCAAGAGCGAGTGATCGGGGAGATCGGCCACGATATGTACTACCCCCGTTCCATGAACCGCCTCCTACAAGGGGACGTGGGTAGCGGAAAGACCATAGTGGCTGCGTATGCCGCGATGCTGATGGCTATGAACGGCGGGCAGACGGCTATCCTGTGTCCCACCCAGATACTCGCCAAGCAGCACTATGAGTCGATCAAGGGATACTTCGAGGCGGCGGGGTTGAAATGTGAGTTGGTGGTGGGTCCCGTTCGACACGGTGAGCCCTATGTGCGGCAGGATATCATCGTTGGTACAACATCGATTCTCGGGGATATCCAGTGGAACAACCTCGGCCTCGTGGTGGTGGACGAAGGGCATCGCTTCGGGGTGGATCAACGAGCAACCCTGAGGCAACATGGGAACCCCCATTTTTTACAGATGACCGCCACGCCGATCCCGAGGACGATCGCCATGACCGCATTTGGCGACCTCGATGTCAGTACAATCAAGGAGATGCCGCCGGGACGGATGCCGGTGGAGACGACATGGTTGCGTCGGCCCGACAATGTTTTCGGCGATATGTTAGCCGATCAGCTTCGAGACGGCCACCAAGTCTACGTAGTCTGCCCCCGGATCGAAGCCCTCGACGACGAGATGCGGGCCGTGGAGGAAGTGGCCGACGAATACGCCTGCCGATTCTCGACGTACACCGTAGACGTGCTGCACGGCAAGATGTCGCAGGCCGAGAAGGACCTAGCAATCGAGTCGTGGGTGACGGGTGCGACCAGCATCCTCGTCTCTACTACAGTTGTAGAAGTAGGCGTGGACAACCCCAACGCGACCGTCATGGTAGTCGAGGGTGCCGAGCGGTTTGGCCTTGCCCAACTCCATCAGCTACGCGGACGGGTAGGCCGAGGCGAGCATCAGTCGTATTGCTTCCTGATCTCCGACACCGACAGCACCGACGGCCGCAAGCGGCTTCGCACGATGGAGCGGACGAACGATGGGTTTGAGATCGCGGAGGAGGACCTGCGGATCAGAGGCCCTGGTGATCTGCTCAGTACGCGGCAACACGGGCTCCCTGATCTCCGGCTGGCCGATCTGGTCGAGGACTACGAATTGATGCTACAAGCCCGCGAGGACGCCCGCGTTGCCGTTGCCGAGGGACTGACGGATGCGGACTGCGCGGAGCTTGAACGACGTTTCGGTAAGAACCTTTTGTTGGGAGATGTGGGGTGATACCAACAGCACAAGAAGTATTCGCAGAAGAACTCAAGCTAATCAGACGTACCGGCGTACGTGACTTCGTATGTAACACGATCGATCGAATGGCCCCCGACTACTTCTGGACTTGCCCGGCCTCTACTAGTGGCAAGTATCACCCACAGATCAGCTTGGGCGAGGGCGGGCTGGTCCGGCACACGAAGCTCGCGGTATGGTGGGGTGTGGAATTGATGCGCATGCTCGACCTCGATGCCAATCAGTATAATGCCGTGATCGCCGCCCTGATTCTCCACGACCTCAAGAAGAACGGGGATAAGCTCATCAACGGCAAGCCGACGTTGCCGAACTGCGTGAACGTCCACGGCACCCGCCTTGCCGAGGAAATCCGCGTCCGTATGTTCCCGCCCGGAGTTGAGATCGAGCCAGTGTATGAGATGATTCTGGATGGGATCGCGTACCACATGGGGCGGTGGACTGAGCCAGACCGGGGAAAAGTTACCCGTTTATCTGTAGGATGGTGTAGGACACAATCCAATCAGATCGTACATATCGCTGACTATTGCGCCAGTCGCAAGGTTGACGCCAAGACGAAGGGGCTACAGGATGGTTCATTCTGAAAAAGACGTATTGGACTGGTTGCTAGCGCACTGCCAGCACGACCGGGTGCTGTATAACGCGCTGACGAACCACAGTGCGGAGCCGGTGATAGACTGGGTGAAGTCCGAGAACCTATGGTTTGTCCGGGCAGTTAAACCACTATCGGGCCACAATATCCACATATGTGTTGTGCCCCACGCCGTAACTCGGGAGCCCTATCAATACTATAGACTCGGCGAGGACGCCGATGCCTAGTCCCCTCCCCTACCCCGACGCGATCGCTCGTGACAAGATACGCGACTACATCCACCGCAAGACCGGCGTGATGATAACAGCGTGCCGTCTGTCGCGGGCGATCGCCTCGGGGGAACTGCTGACGATGCGCCGCCCCCGGAAGTTGGGGGGCGGGGAGTTCTCGCGGAAGGCTTGGGTCGATGACTATATCAGCCGCCACTCGTAGCCAGCACCTTGAGCAGCGCGAAGATCATCCCCGCCTGAGCCAGCACGATCGATACCGCCGTTGAGATAAACGCGAACGTGAGCCGCTGATGGTGCTGCGCGTGATCGTTGATCCACTTCTCCTGTCGTTCAGTGCGCTCGTCAACCCGGATCAGCAGTTCGGATTTCTGTTCTTCTGTCATCAGTAGCTCCTTACCCCATAGGTCCTGCGGGGGCCATCGCTGTGCGGCGTGTAGTTATCACCGTAGATTTGCACACCCATGCCCAGCCAGCCCCAAGTATTAGCAATTGCGGCTCGCGGGATGCCTTGGTCAATAGCAGACTGTACCACATCCTCGAACGTTATCGGCACGACCGATTCCTTAGCTACCCACAACGCCCCCTCAAGGTTCCACTCCCACGACCCATCAAACGGAGTTCGCCCCCGAAGCATTGAGTACGATATACCGAGCGCGGGGGTGAACTTATAGTGGAAGAACCGCTGTAGTGTCTGGTCAACATCATACGCCGAGAGGTCCTCGATCTTGCCGTCGATGGTTTTTTTCTGCATGATAAATGGATTCAACCGTGTCAGAAGCACCAATGTCTGCGACATCCCAGACAGCGGGTCGAGCCGCATATTGCCGAACCGCAGTTTGAGGAAATCGGACGACCGGGGGTCAAGCTCCACGTCCGCACCGAGGCCATATTTCGCCAACAGCATCGCCGCCGACACGCCCATCAGATACCGCGCCATTTCACCGGCGATCGCCATACGGAACTGACGACTACCCCGGAGATGAATACCGGCCTTCTTACCATCCTTGCTACGGAACTGATACTCGATTTGCCCGCCCAACGTAGCGAGCATCTGGAATCGGCTGATAGTCCGCCTCGGTGCCCAGAAGATGCCATTCATGGCATTGACCGTGGACTCGAAGCCACGCACGTTACCCCGACCCGAGGCCATACTGACGAAATCAGCCGCTGCTTGGAGATCGGCGTGCGACGTGCCTAGGGCATACGCATCGGCTCCCACAAGGGCGTCGAACGAATCGGCCCGGAGGATGTTGAGCGTGGTAGCGAACATCCGGTTCGACGCCTTGACGCCCGGAATTCGCTCGGCCAGTATACCCCGGAAGTTCTCCTCCCGCTGGCCGAACTGGCTGGCATCCGACGCCTCGGTTAGCCCGATGTCGTATAGCGAATACAGCGGAGCGTTCGCCCGGTTCTGAATTTCCTCCTCGATCTCGAAGGCCCGCTTGTCCGACAGGGCCGCACCAAGGGCCTTCGGTAGGGTCCTCGCCGCTCGGATCGGGTGCGCCCATGCGATCATCCCGCCTTGGTTTAGCAAGCCACTATCGTCGTACGACGACTTGATCGACTGGATATCGCGGGTCACTTCGGCAATCCCCCGCAACACCCAGTGCAGTTGCTTGCTTTTGAGTCGGGCAACCTCCCTACCAACCTGGCGGTCCAGCATCTTCGCACGGTACATCAGTTCGAGAGTAGCCCGGCTCGGGGCCGTGGCTTGGACCTGCCGCTTGTTCGTGAAGTCCTTGGCAGCCAGCCGGGCCGTCAGATAGTCGATCTGCTTCTGCAACTTCCTCTGTAACCACGGCTCGCTGTTGCGCTGAAGCTCCTTGACCTGTTGTAGCGTAACCTCAAGATCACGCACCACTTGGTCATCCACCTCAAGGGACGCCTCGGTCCCGTCCGGTAGCTTGCCCTCCTTGAGCCAGTACAGCACATCATCGATCGCAGTGAGCTTGTTCTTCTCCTTGCGGAACTGCCGCTTGAGGCTCTTAAGCACCGCCTCCATGCCGTGCGTATGCCGGGTCTGTCGTCGGGACGCCTGATCGAACGCATCAACGATCTGCTCGTGCGATACGTTGGGCAGATACTCGCGGACCCGCTGCACGACCCGATCGATCGTAGGATCGGACTCTCGGGACGCAAGGTTCAGAGCGATGTCCGTCAGCGTAACCTCAGTGAGTTCGCGACTGAGGAGGTCCTGTAGTTGCTGGTCCTTCTCGGCCTCGGTCATCTTCGCCAGCTTGCCCAACTTGGAGAGCTTCCGCATGTGTTTACGGGCTCGGCCCTGGACTTCCGCCCGGCGGCCGTCAGCAGCCATAGCCCGTCGTCTCTGTATCTCACTGGCTTTCTTAAGATATCGGTCCCGAACTTCGGGGGTGATCTCCTTCCCCGTAGCCCGCTTGACCCGAGCCAGCAGGCTCACGTAATCCCCGTTGTCGTTAAGCACGACCTGTCGAGCGTGGCCGATACGTGCCCACATCGTACCCGTGGCTTGCCCAACCCTCGTGAGAACGTCGAGGGCTTGAGTATCACGATCGACGGCCTCCTCGGCTCGCCGGTACGCCTCTGACCCCACAGGGGTGTCTAGGATCGCCTGTGCGGACGCATTGATTCGCTGCCGGAGCGTTTCGGTGGCCGCACTCATACCATACGTCTCCTTGTCGGTAGCCATGCGGCCTTCCTCAAGGATTTTACGGGCGTTGGTAACGGCTGTATCGACCTCGCCATACCCTTCTTCGATCGCTGTGTCGTACTGCTGCTGGATCGTACCGGCGGGATCGGCCTCCACGACCGGAGGCAACCCGGCCGATTGGCGGGTTTCTTCGAGCGTAGAGTTACGGAATGACCGTTGTATCGGCGCTGCCTCGGTATCGGGCGCGGTGCCCTCGACGGGGACCAACGGTGGCTCGTTTACGGCCTTGGTTACGGAGGATTCGGGATCAGCCCCCACAGGCACGGGAGGTTGGCCTACCTGCACCGTCTGCTCCACGGCAGCGGGGCTATCAGGAGTGGTGGTCGGAGCCGGGCTCGTAGCCTCGATCGGCTCGTTGACCTTCGGAGCCGATAGCTCTAGGCGTCGAAGGGTGTCGATATCCTTAACACGCTGAGAGGCTCTTGCCGCTGCCCCAAGGCCCCCGACGACCTGCGTAGCACCGGGCACCGCGAGCACGATAGCCTCGGTCCCGAGGTTACGGGCGTCCTCTTTGATGCCCTCGACCACCCGGTCGTATATAGCCTCGGGGGACATATCCGCATCGCGCTCGTCAACCCCCGTTACCGATCGCATGAGCGTCTCAAGGCGTTCTTCGGAAAGTTCGTCGATGATGTTCGAGAATCCGCCCTTCTTTGTCAATTCTCGGACGAACGCACCCTTGGACCCGCCCGTGGCCTTCATCCATGCTGATTGCAGAGCCGTTATAAATCGGCCCCCGAACTTGGTCTTGGACGCGATCCGTGCGGGAAGCCGGGTAAGCCCCTCCCCCGCCGACTCGGCCGCAGCCGTGATAATGGTATCGCCCCACGCCTTAGTGAGGCTGGTGGCCCATCCTTCCTCGCCCTTGCCGAGCACCTGCACTTCCACCTGCCGCTCGGTAGCAGTTGCCGCCGTTCTAGTTGGCAGCCCTAGTGTGCCCCGTGCCACCGCACCTCCGGCCCAACCGGCAGTTTTGATCGTTGCCTGCCCCGCCGGACTTGCCGCATATCGACCAAGTGCTAGCGTAACGCCCTTCTCGGTGAGATTTTTGCCGCCCGATGCAAGCCCACCCGTAGCCGCAAATTCAATACCGAGAGCCGGTAGCAGGGCGATACTCGGAACCGCCGCGCCTGCGGTAGTGTATTGCCGCTCCGCGTATTCTTTGGCCCGTGCGACGAGGGCTTCGTCTTTCTCTCTGGTGGAGTATGCGAGGGGTATCGGAACTGCCTTGCCGCCAAGGCCCGGAACTGTGGATAGAGTTGCGGGGCGGATCGGCTTACTATAGTCGTAACCGGATTGGAGACGATTCTGTGCCTCGATAATATCCAAGTTTGTAGACGCTTTGGCCAGACCCCTGACAAACGGTAGCAACTGCGCACCGCGTGTGGGGTGAAGCGTGAATTGCTCCGTCGCTGCTGTGAGCATTCCAGCGGGTGGTTTGGGGAAACTGCCGCCGAACCCTGCGGTCGGGGAGAACCTCCCCCCTCCGGGCACGGGGGCCGGGGCAGCCGCTCGGAACCGCTGATCGAACTGCTCAAAAGGGGTATCCGCGTAGTATTTCTGGTGTAAAGCCTGAGACAGCTTGGCGTCGTCTACGTCCCTATATTGGGGATATCGTTGCTTAAACTGGGTGATGTTCATAGGCCAAGTCCTAACGGATCGCGGTTGTTAGCGGGGGGCGGATAGCTACCACCGGCCTCACGGGAAGCCGATCGTCGCGGCTTCGCGGCTCTGACACCTGTAGCCAGCGGGTCCACGCCGCTCATCAGATCGGGTACTTGCTGGTCCACGAACTGTTGCGACAGAGTATGGTTCTGCCGACGCAGCGTGGCAATACGCTCAAGCGCCCCCTGCATCTGGCCTACT